CAGGTATTATCAAACACAAGAAACATGGAAACACCTATACAACACCTTTCAGTGCTGAATCATTGGATTCGGTGCAACACGATCGGACCCGCATCGCTTCAGTGTAACCTAGTCACAACGGACGCTAAACATCTCATCAAATTGGCCAGGTTTTGATCGCGCTTCTTCTCTTTCTTGAATGCATCGATCTTTGAGGCCCAAAATACAATATGCATTTTGCGAATAATAGCTTTGCTCAAACCTATATATTGATGGCGCAATGTGCTTTGTTTTGTCTGTCTGTGGAAGCTCTTCGAAACCTTTTCTAATCCAATAAGCGTGAAGCACAGAACTCTCGCACTCTGCAATCGATGTCACCATACAACTTCCACCAAACACCTCACACGAAGCTTTGATAAACGGAACTCCGAGATTTCGTCCGCGATATGCCTTGTCAATATAGACATATTTGATATTTGCCCACATTAAATCATCACCCATGGGCAAGCCTTCATGTTGAAGCTTGTCTGTGAGACGTAGTGCAGAAGCGCTTGAATCGATGTTTACACCATACTCTAATGCAAGCTCGTCTAAATCATGTTCGTCATCGATGCGACAGAATACATCGAGAATAAGCACCCCAACCGGCTTATTTGTTTGTTTATCAATCAGCACGGTTTCGTGCTTCCACTGGCTTCGGGCTACCTTAAAGCCCATGTCATACAGTTTATATAGGTTATGCATTTTGTTTCCCCTTCGATTTCTAACGAACTCCGACACTTGTTAATTACTCGCTGTTGATTCTTACGATCTCCCTTGAAGCGGTCGCCCCTACCGCGATTACTTCAACAACTCGATTATTGCTTTTATCACCTCGGCTTTTGTCTTAACTCGACTCGCCTCTGCTATTCTGTGAACGATGTCATAGGCCGAGGCGCCGCCGGTTGATGGTCGACCCGTAGCCGGCCTCTCCCCTGTGTACCGGTCCGGGTCCTCTAAGGCGCGCAGAACCGTCCTGTGATGCGCTCCAAGGGCGGACGCTATCTCGCGTATTGATGTTGCCCCGAAAGCCCTTGATATGAGCTGCATCACCTCATCCTTTACAGCTTTGTTTTCTTTAAGATTGGCGTCTATTTCTTCTCTGTTCATTTTGCGTCAACCTATTCCTCTACTTTGACCTTTAAAACGTCCGCGATGATTTGAGCATGCGCTGTACTTCGACCATCAACTTGCAACCCTGCCCTTAAGAAATTTTGGTGCACCCTCTTACGTTTTGAATATGACGCATCTCTCAAATAAAACTTATATGCAGAATGCCAGAAATACCCCGCGCCCATGTAGTGCTCAGTACCAATAAAGGATTTATCGAGCTTGTAAATAGCCTGGGTTGCCTCCCAAGTTGCAGTCTCTAGGTTGATTGAGTTTTTCATGTGTTTTCCAATTCAGTAAAGCGGGCGCTAGCTCCGACACTAGCGCCCCATTAAAGCCCTAACGGATGTCTAAGTTCGAGGTATTGGTATATAGCTTGTACCCTTTCCTCTTCTCACCTCTAGCCGCCCATATCACACCGTTTTTGTCCACTACGGTATCTACTTCATACACGTCAAAGTCTGTCACGAAGTCACCCCATGTACTGAGCCATCGTCGGTTGTTTTTTGTCTTTAGAAGCACACGGTGACCCGTGTTGATGAATTCTCCATACACAAAACCAGCGCGTGTCAATGTATCGTCGCATGTATCGTCCTCCAACATGAAGGAGGGGAGAATCTGTACAGAGGCACCGTCTGAGGTTGCTTTGTTGGTTAAGTAGAATCTCATTGTTTATCCCTTTCATTTCGTAAGGTGTCCGACCACCTTATGAATCAACTATAGTGCCACTGTTCGGCACAATCAAGGGTTATTTGCACAAAACTTGATCTTTTTTTGATCAATTTAATGATTTCTCTACTTTACACGTTGGAAGTGATGCGGGTCTGGAGTGCGCCATCTGCCACCCCATACCCAGCCCCTAGACTCAAACGCCGCCACAAATTGTGGATGGTCGTATATTGGGCCAGTCTTCGAGCCGTATGGTTGAAGGTGCCAATCAATATCGAACGCTACGCCCCAAGAATGACACGATAGGGGTTTGTCTGGGTCGGCACTCCAATTGATTCGCCTTGGTACCCATGACCACATTTTCTCGGGTAGATACCCGCTGTTTTTAACCGCCTCGGTGTACGCTTCTTTGAACTCTTCAATAATGAGGTGATGCATGGGCGTACGCTGCCCAAACTCCGGTAATAGGCATTGTTTGATGTTACGCTTGACCCACGACTTCTCAATGATGATAGCGCCTTTCATCGTCGGGTGAGTCTCAAAGTTAAACGACCCGTAGACGGCCTCGATATTTTTTCTGGTGGGGACCGGCATCAAGTCAGGCCTCACAATTTTTCGTCGGCCCCCGCGAATCTTTCGATCTTTTTTGATCAATCCAAGCTCGCTCTCGATGTGCGTAATCGTCTTTGGACCTGCTAGGCCGTCGACCTCTAGCCCCGCCTCTGATTGAATCGCTCTAGCGCCCTGCCTCACTAGCTCGCACAACACCGGCTCATCGTATACCCCTGCAGCGAGTTGCCGGGCCGCCCAATCTCGCTCAAACTTTCCACGGTCCATGTTTACTCTCTATCTGCTGGAGTCATCGCTCAAAGTGAAGTCAATGTCCTGGTGTACGTCTTTAGACTCTTCATAGGCTTCTAGCCTTGACTGCTCATCTGTAGGGTTCAACCTCACAAGCAGGCGCCCGCCTTGCCTCTTGTAGTAGATTACATCGGGGTCCTCTGCTCCGGCTGTATGGCTTAACGTGTAGCGCTCCCACGCCCTCGGTTCTAAGTAGTTAATGTGCCGGCGTGTATCGACGCCTCCACAGCCGTCTCGTTCGTGTCTTGGCCGGTCCGCGTCTCCGAAGCTTGGGTATAGCGTTAACGCGCGCCGTGAATGCGTCCACCATCGCCGAACGTGGGTCTCCTGGTCTAGCGCCGCGCCTTGTGCCGGACCGTCGAGCCTGAGGGTTAGGCGCCAACCTCTAAGAACTGGCAGCCCCGAGGAAACAATGGAGCCGTCTGTCATCATCTGCCGGGTCTCCCTCATCTGTGTTTCACGTCGGAGATTGACGTATCCCTTACGCGACACCAAAACACAGTGAGCCGGGTTTCTCGTGGTTAAATTCTTTCGGCCACCGTAGGCAGAGACCGCCGTTTCGAGACCATCGCCGCCTAGTCGATACCACAGGTCCGTACCTTTAGGCTCAAACCCAAACCCCGAGTTCTCGTAATAGTTAACCGTGACCCGTCCATCCGGCTCTACAATCCAGCGTGCGCTTGCCTGGCTGTCGAAGTCCTCGAGGGTCTTACCGCTCCAGACATCATCGGCATCACCAACGGCCCCCCGCTCCCTCAAAAACGTGGGCAGGCTCTGCACTCTGGGTAGCTCCCATAGAATCGACTCCATGACATCGCCCTGGGCTGCATGCCTGGTAACCGACATACCCGACGCCAATTGAAACACCCCGCGCCTCCATGGATTGGTTGCCGTGACTCTGAAGTAGGTCACCCCAGCACGCACTGTGGACGTTGCTCTTGTGTCTACCCGGTTGAATCCGAGGTCCGACCAATCATTCGCCTGCAGACTTAACGTAAAATCTTCTCTGGTCTCGACATAGAACTTGTCTGCGCTATCAATCCCGAACGTGATTGGATGCGCACCTCCCCAGGTCGCCGCCGCCAGGTCTTCCATGGTTTGACCGTTTCGGCTTCCATAGCCGTTTAAAAACGCGATTAAATCCCAGTAGCGCCCCGCCGTTGCAGGGATCGAGCTTACTGTAAATACGCCGTTTTCCGTCCTGTTGAACACCTCCCCGACATAGGGCGACGCATCGAACTCGCCCAAAAGCGCCGGTAGTGGCCTACGTAGTCTGGTGTCTGGCATTTTACGATCTCCGAATTACGCGCTGTGGTAGTCTTGCGGTCCCCTGAAGGTTTGCTCGCTGTCTGAGTTCTTTCGCGACATCACGAGCAATCAACCTGCCCATCTCTGAGGCGCCGTCTCGTGAAAGCATTGAAGGGATTGATGACAGGTGAATGTCTCCGAATGATATAGCCGCCCGCTGCTCTCTTGCCTGTAGAGGTGCCGACGCTTGCCCCGTTACCGGCGCTGCCGGTGATGCTGCCGGTGATGCTGTAGCACCGCCGCCGCCGCCCCCACCGCCTATCCCGAACGATGTAGCAGCCTGCACAGTGCTGGAGGTGGCCGCCACAAAATGTGAGGCCGCTGCTATCTTATGAGCCGTTGCGAGTGCTGGGTTAGGAATAAAACCGAACTGGGGTAAGCCTGCCGCCGCTGATGCTGCATTCGCCAGCTCGCCGAACCCTGACGCCGTGTGAAACGCTGCCCGCGAGAGCAAAATCATGCCCTCCAGCTTCCCGATCACACCTTCGCTCGCCCCTACTGCCTGGCCTAGTGCCTTCACACTACCGAATAGCGAGCCCATAGAGTCGGCTACTTTGCCCGCTGTGTCTGCTTCCATGCGCTCTCTCTGCGCTTGAAAATTCTTCTGGATTGCGAGCCTTCGCCGCTTCTGTTCTTTTTCGATGTCCTCTAGGTCTAAGCCTAGCTTGCGTGCACGCTCTAGCTCTGCCTGGTCTGCAAGCGCTTGCTGCTCCTGTTGGCCGACAAACTCTAGCTCTCTGGCCCTGTCGACGTCACCGCGCGAAATCGCCCTGCCCAAGGAAGACCTTAGTTGAAGACTAAACCGCTCTTGGCTGTCCGTCTTTGCTTTGTCAGCTTTGTCTTTTGCGATTTGTCGCTCTAGGTTTTCTCGCTCTTTCGCCTGTGCCTTGAATAAAAGATTGAGGTCTATTCCTGCCTTGACTGCCGCTTGGTATTCTCGATCGTGTCGGTTGTTCTGCGCGATAAGTTTTCGAGTGTTGGCGTCCTCGATGGCTGCCACTTCCGCATCCTCTCGCCTTCGGACTAGCTCAAGGTTTCTCCGTGCTATGCTTTCCTGACGTCTTTGCGCCTTCGCCGCTGCTCGTCTCGCTATCGCCTCAGCTTTTTTGTTCCTGCTTTCCGCCGCCTTTTTTCGTCGGTCTGCGACAAGTTCGGCCAGGTCAAGATCGCGTTTTAGTAGCGCTTTCTCTGCTGCCTTGTTTGCGCGATCCATTATGTTAATGTTTGCTTGTTCAAGGTCTCCGAGTTCGTTTTCTGCTGCCTTGACTGCTGCCTCTGCCCGAAGAAATCCGCTGTTACGGACACCTCGCTGTTGTGCTCTTCTTCTGGCCTCGCGCAACGCCGGCAAGCGGGATTCGGTCTTTTCGCTCAATCTTTCTCTTATTTCTACTTCTCGTTCGACCTCTGCCTGTAGTTTTTCGATCCGTTCATCCAGGTCGCCCGTTTGGCGCTGGAGAAATTCTTCTGGAGTTTGAACGGCCGACTTCATGCCACCCCGGCCCAATCCTAGCGCCTCGCCGCGTTTAATTCTTTGAACATCGCGCTCTCTTTCTTCTGGCGACGAATAGCCCCTGGCAAGTGCAGCCTGTTTTAGGGAGGCAGCAATATCGCGCTGTACGCGCCTCACGTCCTCATCGATCGAATCGAACAAGCTCGACTTGATAACGTCATAAATGACCAGACCAGCAGACGCGATCAAACCAAGGCCGGGTAACGCCCTCAAGCCCCCCGCAAATCGACTCACAAAACTAGCGCCGCCCGTTGCCCCCATGACGCCCAAGCTCTTGTTTGCCTGGCCCACTGCAGCCGTGAAAGAGTTCACCACCTGAAAGGCAAAAATACTCTTAACTAGGGTGACTATATTATCCCCGTTGGTAACGAGAAACCGACCCAGCGAGACCACCGCGTCTGCCACCTCTTTGAAGGTGCCTACAATCTCTGTTCTGTTGTCGTTGAGATAATCTCCTAACTCTTGCATGACTTTATTTAGGTGTGGGAGCACCGCCTCTCCTAAGTCTCTCAATACAGACTCGGACAAGCTTTTGAACTGGTCTCTTGCTGCCTGGGCATCGCCGGCAACCTTTCTCTGGGCCTTGCCTAATCCATCGGTTTCTGTGCGCACCTCTTCAAGGAAGCCCGTCAACTCTTCATAGTTCGTGCCCTCTAAGATGCCAAGCAAACCCTGCCTGGCTCGCTGATTCCCGCTCAGATTGTTAAGCGCAGCCGCGGAGCCTTGGGTCTTTTCTCTAAGGTCTGCCAGCACCGCAGCTAGACCCTTGGCACGTATCGCAGAGACCCCATACTCGACACCTATGGCCTTTAGTGCGTCTTGATTCTTTTTTGTCGCACCCGTGACCACGTTCATTAGGGCATTCGTTCTGGTTATCGCCTCTGAGAAGTTCACACCTAGCGTCTTTGTTAGGGTGCCGGCGATGGCCAGAAGCTCCTCAAGCTTCACTCCGTAAGAGCTGACAGCTAAGCCTTGACCCAGCGATGCATTAAGTTCGTTGAAGTTAGTTGCTGCCAATTTAACCGTCGTAAAAATCTTCGAACCAATTGACGCGACGGTCTCACCTTTTGTGCCAAAAGCCCCGAGCGACTTGAGCAACGAATCCGACGCCGTTACAAGGTCGGTATTGCCCGCCGTGGCTGCCTGTGAAGCTGTGCGGAGAAACGAGATAAGATCGGCCTCTGAGATACCCCTGGATAGTGCGTTATAGGCGCTTCTAACAATTTCTATCTGCGTCTGGGGCGTCTGAGATGCAAGGTCCAAAAGGTTTTTACGTGTTGACTCGGTGACATCATCTGACAAGGTACGTACGAGGTTGAACTCACGTTCGAACGTCGTTGCTAGGTTAATCGGCTGACTAAGCGCCCGCATCGCCGCGCCTGCCACCCTCATACCTGTTTCGAATGTCTGCGCTGCCCCACCAAACGCGACAAGCTTAGCCTGTAGGCGCGATAGGCTACCCACTGCTACGTCGGCAGACTTGGCAGCCTTTTCATTAGCCCTCTTTTGAATCTCAGCGTCTCGTGTGACTTGCCGGTTGATGAGGTTTGAGCGCTCTTGTGCTTGCGCCTTACGTAGCTTGTTAAGGTTGGCGCCGTGCCTTTTTGCCCGCCTCATCTCTTCAACGTGTCGCGCCCTCAAAAACGCTAGCTCGCGTTTGTTTCGATCTTTGATGGCTGCGATACGCGCCGCTGTGAGTTTTCGCTGTATCCGGTCATCCTCAGACGCTTGACGCTTGAGTGCATCACTCTGGCCGTCTGCCGCATCCTCAGCTGCTTTATTGACCTTGGCATAGCCTGAGATGACACCATCGGCACCCTCTAGCCGTATCTCGATCACCTCTTCTGAGATCTTATTGATTGCCATCCGTTACCATTCCTCATCGTGTTCCATACGATAGTTAGCCGCGTTTTCTGCCTCGGACTTGAGGATGGAAACAACCTCGATCAATAACTCTGTCGGGTTGCCTGTTATCCACTTTTCGGGAAGCCCCGCGCTAATTGCTCTCGCTGTATCTGAGCACTCCGACAACCATCCCGGCGAAAAATGCGGTGAGCGATTATCTATCTGTACGAGCGGGCACCGCTGAACCTCATCGTGATCGAAAAATCCCGCCTCATCGGGCTCACCACGGAATAGTGCTGCCACTCGCTCTGGTAGGCCTACACCCAAGATCGAGTCAACTTTTACCACTGGCGGCAGGTCGATCAATCTCGCGTTGAATCCACACCAGCTCACACGTCGCTCACTTTCACCCAAGTCACTACTGAAGCGCCCTCCGCACTTGCCTCGCTGCTCATGTAGACCAGGGATGGACGGCATACGCCCGCCCTTGACGCATTGTGCACATTGCCATCCATCCCCGGCGCCTTGCCCCCGTTGCCTGATTCGCCTGTGCCATACGGCCAGAAAAGCTATCAGGCTTTCGGTTTTCCCAAGCGGCCAACCTGTCGACCGTGCCTTGCTAGCTCCGTTACAACCTCGGCAGACTCAACACATTCATCAATGAACAACTCAACCGGATAGCCCGCCTCACTTCGTTCAAGATCGAATCCGTCGATTTTGCACACGGAGCGCCGAAATACCTCTATGTCGACTTTGTCCGCCCATTGCTCGTAATCTTCAACGGCTATCTGTTGTTCGATCGTTAGGCCGCTTATATGCTCTGCATATGCCAATCCGGAGTCATTCTGTGTGCGTGCTGCCTTTCTTGCGACGTCTAGCGCCTGAGCATTAAGCATTGCGCCCATTCTAGGCCGTGGCCCGGCTGCCTTTTCCGCCTCTCTTACTTGTTCACGCGACAACCCTTTGACAGTTGCCCACGTAGCGCCTTCAGGGTTGGCGTCAAGCAAGTCTTCTACGTTGGACGACTCGCGATACATCGCGACAACACCGTGCGCCCTCAGATAGGCTAGGCCCTGCCTCATGTCCTCAGACCGCATAGCTTCCGATAGCCGCTCTTGTGCTCCGTTATGTTGCTCCTCGGTAAGTACATCACCGAGCATTTTTCGTGCGCCGTCGCTTAGGCTCGATAGAACCCTGACAACCTCAGCATGTTCCCCGCTTGTAGCCCTTACGCACTTGATTACATCATCGATAAAGTCTTTCGAGTCCGTCGCCCCCTCTAGCTCTCGATCGACTTCTTTTCGTGCCGCTTCTATCTGCGCATTCCATACCGCAGAATCAGCGAGCAAAAGAACTCGGACGGGCTCTTGTGTAGTCGTTACCCTCTGGAGCATGCTTCACCCTTACGCCTTAGGAAAGATGAGCATGAAAGGTGCCTGTGCGAGCCGCTTCTCCGCGTCTGTCAGGCCAGTGACATCACAGAGGGCTTGGCCTTCGACCGCTCGAAGATTGGTAGTCTGCTGAATTCGCGACTGGTCTCCAGCCGTTGTACTGCTTGAGCCGTCATCCCTCGAAGCGTTCAAGATTGCGAAACAGCACCCCTCCCCGCTACCGCTCGGCCCGTAGCCCAGGAATAGGGCTCTGCGCTCATCCTTAACCAACATCTGCTGGAAGGTGGTGTTCTTTTCCGTGACGATTGAGACCTGACAGGTACTGTTATGTATCTCGTGGGTTAGCCCCCTCAGAATTGACCTAGTCTCCGGCGTTCCTTCACCCGTATCCACACTCACTGTGACTGTGTGGTTGTAATTTGGGAGATAAGAGCGAGCACCGGACACTGGAGCCGAGCTGGACTTGTGGTTGATGCCCATATCTAAGCGACACCCGGCGCGGTGAGTCATCGGGAACCCTGGGCTCTCTGGCGCTGCCACGACGCCCGCCTTTCCAGCAAGTTCGTCCTCGCTCACAACTGCCATCGGCCGCATCGTGGTTGCAATCTGCGCAATACCGCCGTCCTCGGAAATCGTAAATCCAGTGAGCCGACAACCCGTTGCTAGCGTCTGCACGCCTGCAGACGTACCAGGAGCGCCCATCGCAAAACGAACATGTAGATCTTTTTGAGCTGCATTCGAGCGACCGATAACTGGATAGTATGCGAAGCAAAAGTTGATCGATGCGTTTTGGGTCTGCTGAAAACTGAATGAGGGGTACACCTTACATGTGGCGTCCGTGCCGTCATCTTGGATCTTCGTAATGATTGCGTATTCATCCACGAACGAAGACGTCGCCTTGACTCGCACGGGTGACCCAACCTGGATACCGGCTGCCGTCTTGTCTGCTGAGCTGATTTTGAAGTCAGACCCATCCGCGCTGCCATCCTCAGAACATAAAGCAGTCGCGACACTTGGAGAAAACAGGCCGAGACCCGAGCCGAGAATCTTTCCCCATGCTTGAGTTGTAGGCGCTGCGCCCTGTGCACCCCTTAGTCTATGGGTCAACTCGATAGAATCTGGGTAGCCAACCCGCAGGAAATCTCCATCCGCCACACCAAACCGGGTGGCCCCGCTCGTATTGCGGACTGATACCGGAGCGAGCGCCTGTTGGCCAGGGGTGGAGCGGCTACCCTCTTGAGTATGGCTCCCCTCCTCAAACGCGAAACTATCAACGCTGCCCTCTGTGGTAGCCATACCGACAAAGGTAACGCCGGCCCCGTCGGGGTCTGGCATCAAGTGGCTATCAACGTCACCGCCCTCCGCGTTGGCTTCTGCGACAGATACCGAGAAAATATTGCTGGACTTACTCATGGGTAGATGACCTCCTTATATGTCAATACTGGCGGTCACTTGCACCGCTCCGATATACCCGGTGTGTGTATTGTCTGCCTCATCCGATAAGGTGAAGCGGGTGATATTGCCCGGCGTAGCCTGAAGCGTTGCCAGACCAGAAACGGTGTACCATTGCGAACGCTCGATCGCGTCTATGATGGCTGTGATGTCTTCGGTGATTTCCCTGAGGATTGTTCTCGACTCAGAGTTGTTTGGCGCGTCGTATCGAACACGCACCGGGAAGGCTAGCGAGTAAGCCGTGGTCACCGGGCCGCCCATCCTAAGAGGCGCTATTGATACAGCTTCAAGAGCCAGCTCAAAAACCCGAGATTGTCCTAGATACTCTTCAAGCTCTCCTCGTACACCGCCCCCCGCATCAACGTCGGTAAACCTGTTGCCGTTGAGCCTTGGATAGGCTGTCAATGTGCCCGTTGAAGGGGCCTGGATTGTCTTGGAGACGTGCGAAAACAACCGATCGAATGCATCGCTCATCGTGCGCCCTTAATCATATCGAGCGCCCTTTTAATAAAGCTTTTACGATCTTTCGGTGATAGCCCTAGCCACGGCCTCAACGCATGGGTACCGTGCGCCCTCATAGCCGCATCACCAAAAACCCCAACTAGGACGGTGAACCGCGTCGCACGCGCAAAACGAAACGACTGCCTCATCCTGTCGCTATACTGTAGATCAACTTTGTTCAAGTTTCGTCCGGCTTTTGGTTTTGTCGTGCCGTATTGCTTTGGTGGTTTTCGGTTGCCCGCTCGCACTTCTCCCCAGTGTTTAGAGTAGGCCCCTTTACCCTGTTTTCCTGTGAGCTGCTCATAGGTGGGGTGAGGTTTGTCGTTAAGCCCCAAACACTTGTCAAATGCACGTGTATCAATGAGTACCACCGCCTCTTGTGCGAGGTCTCTCATATCACGAACAGACCAACTCGAAAGAGCTGGATTCTTGAGCGTTTTCCGCTTAATTCTGCTGGTTACTCTCACTAGTGATTCCAAGGTGGCATGCCCGCCCATTATTATCTCTGATTGATCGAATTTGATCAAGGTCGTATAATTAGACCGATCAGAGATTGGATACTCAATGCCATATTCGACCACCGGAGCACCTGTACTCCCCACGGAGTGTGGCGCAGGGGAAACGCCAACCCATGAATGGTTTCAGGATTTAGCCGCGACGCTAAACACTGCGCACGTACACAACACGTGTCACCCAATAAACCAGGGGTGGCCTGACGGCGGGCTACATTCCGATGGCTCCCCCGCTAGTGGGGAGGTGTGCGCCTGGCGGATACCCGTTCTAGGCTCTGCTTTTACAACTATCGACTTTGAGGTCGAGGGCCAGGCCGCCGCTGGTGCTGGTGGTGGTGTGCTGATTGAGTGCGGCGCAAGCTCAGTGCAGTTAGTTTTTTCTGGTGGAAGAGAACGGAAAACAGGCAGCATCACAGTTCCCGCGATCGGGGCATACCATGACGTGGTGATGTTCACATTTGTCGCAAGCGGTGGTGCTGTGAAAATATTTGGCGTTTCCTCTGCATACCGTCAGGTGAGCAACCTGGACGGTAGTCGCGATGCTCGGCCCAACTCATCTAGTGTTTTCCCGTTGCCGTCAGAATCTTTCTTTGCTGGGCAGTCGTTAAGTTCTTACTTTGCACACGCTTTTAGATCGTCGATCGATGCTATGACCGGGCGACCTCGTAGCCTTATCACATGGTCTGGGGTTCCGTCTTTTGCCCAACACGGCTGGCCAAGACGTCATCTAGCTGTCGAGGGGTGCAATCGTGGCTGGATTGTGCGTAATCCACTCGGCCAGGCCAATACAGATGGTAAGTACTACCAGGTACATCTAAGAGCCCACGCACCGACAACGGCCACCGATGTATGGATACAACTGGTCGACGCTGAAGACGCACACGATTCACTCTTTTTAAAAAACTATCGCGTGCACATTCCGGTTTCGGCTTCTCCTGCCTGGCATAACGTGACTATTGAGCTGCCTGAGACCGGGCGAATCCCATCTAAGGCATCGCCTCAATCAGTCCACTCGTTCACGAGTGTATCGCTACATCACGCGAGTACCGTTGAAGTTCTTTCTTTTAGTTTGTGGGGTGAATGATGGCTGACGTCTTGCGGATACCTACTGGGCAAATCATGGGCATTATCGCCGCTATTGCTACCGTTGGCATGTACTCAGCAAGAGTCGACAGCAAGGTCACCGAAAACGCTGCCCGAGTAGTCGAGCTTAAAGCGGACCTTCAAGCGATACAACGCGACGTCGTCAAGCATGGCGAGGTACTCGCGACGCTAAAAGCTGACAGCAAGCATATCCTTAGAGCCCTTGAGATAATCAAAAAAACGGAGCGTAGGAAATGACACACGAGCTTATTGTGGGCGCAATCGCCGCCGTATTAGCCGCCTCGGTTTTGGTTGCCTCGACTGATACGGGCGACCGTGTAAGGCAGAGCCCGTCCTCATGTGCCGAGACGCTAGTGGGTGAGCTTATGTCACAGCAACAAACGCTAAAGACTCTGAGCGGTCGCACCCGCCGCGCTCGCGATATAGCCGAGGGCATTATCAAAGAAAGGGCACAACGTGGACGATGAGCTTTTACGGATTGGCGCTTTGAGTGCCGTCGCCGTCTGGGGAGTCATGCAGGCCATCAAACCGTACATTAAGCGGTACGCCGCTGACGGTATCGCACGGACTGCGGTGCGCTTAGCTTGTCTGGCTGTGGGTTGCGTCTGGGGTTACCTTTTGAAGTCTGACGGCTACGGTATAGCCGCTGGCTGTGCCGGCGCTGCCCTCAGCGCTGTTATCGTCGCTGCTATCAAGAGTCGAATCGATGCAAGACGGATTGGTTGAAGTACTACTTTTTATCGTGGGCCTAGTCGCTGGCTGGGTTCTCACGACACGATCAAAGCCTAGTGCTGACACTGCTGAAAAAGTGCACACCAAAACGGTCAAAGCCGAAACCAAGCGACTCAAAGCAAAGACGGCTCTCGCTGAAGCTAAGCATAAGCAGACGATCAAACTGATTAAAAAAAAACAAAACAAGCTCAATCGAATGACCGCCCGTGACTTAGCCTCAAAAGTGAGAGAGTTGTTTGGAGGTGATGAGTGATACACGTTTTCCTGCCTCTTGTTTTTCTTTTCTCGCCACCTGCTCCCGTCCAGAAATGTGTCGGCGCTGAGCCTGTAGAGCCTGGTCATATTGTCTCGTGCCGGGGCATCTTGTGGGGTATCGCTTCCACGCGCCGCGCTGTCGAGTGCAAAGAGGTGGTAATTCCAAAACTCAACGCCCTGTTGACTCGCTGCGAAACAACAAACAACGCGACGATTGACTACCTAGAGCGTAGAGCGCTCAGCGCTGAAAACACGCTCAAGTTAATCCCAAGACCAATGTCAAAGGTATCAACTATCATGATTGGACTATCTATTTTGTCAGTCGGTTTTCTCGCTGGGTTCACCGTGGGCCTCATCAAGTGAGCGTTAAGCCCTCCGATCTAGCCGTCTATGAGGCCTACAAGCGCCTCGATAGTGTTCGCGCTGCAGCAAAAGCGCTTGGACTTTCCCGCATGACAGCCTGGAGAGCTATCCAACGGGTGAAGGTCGCGAAAAATGAAAGGGCTCTGATTTTGCCTAACTCTACCCCTGACGCGATCGAGCTAGATGATGAAATAATTGGCGATACTCGCAAGATCACATCGAAAAACATTAAGACCCTAGACGATCTTCTAAGCGCTGCCAATGTCGGCGACGATTGGATTGTAACTCGATTTAAGGCGAACACCTGGCAAGCGCTAGCAAAAGATAGCGAAGTGATACAGCTTCACCAAGTCACTGCCCACTTAGAGCGGGCCAATGATTTTTGGCTGACTCCGATCACGGTAGAGGAGCCCATTCGACGTAAGCCATGGGCGACTGGCCAGCCTGACGGACTGGCGTTGATAGTGCCTGACACTCAGCACGGTTTTCGAGTTGTGGAAGACTTAACAGCGCCGGGTATGCGCCGATGGGTACCCATGCACGATCGAAAGGCGATCGACTGTGTTCTAAAGATCTGCGAAATGCTGAAGAATCGAATCACTCACGTTGTGTTTTTGGGCGACCATCTTGATCTTGCTCCATGGTCGACACGATGGCCATCTACACCCGACACAAAGCAGACAACGAACGCCGCGATGCGTGAACTATACGCGGGCCTACTGCGCCCGATACGGGAAATGTGCCCGAGTGCTGAATGCGTCTACATGATTGGAAACCATGAAGCCAGAATCGCTGACTTTTTAGCAGCCAAGGCGCCCGAGGCATCCACCCTGCGCACGGCTGATAGTCTTGAGGAAGAGCCAGTCTTGAGCCTAAAGCGTCTACTGGCTTTAGATAGTCTCGACATTGAACTGATAGAGCCATACGGGAAGCCTTACTGGCTATTCGACTCGATTAAAGTGATTCACGGCTCGAAAGCTAAAAATCAAGGTGGCGCTACCGCTGCCGAGTATCTACGCTCAGCGACCTCAAGCGTCATCTATGGGCATATCCATCGTTTGGAGATGGCCCAAAAGCTCCTCGAAACGCCTGACGGCCCCAATCTCATCACGGCGGCGTCTCCTGGCTGCCTGACTAGTCTCAACCAAGGGATTGTTCCTGCTAGAGCTGGCAGCGCTCCCGACTGGCAGACGGGTGTCGGGCTCGCATATGAGGTAGATGATGGGCATTCGATCACCATGATTCCGATCGTTGATGGTGTGGCTGTTGTGGAGGGTAACGTGATTCGAGGCGTAGACGATATTGACGCCATACGTGAAGCGACGGGTATCCCATTCTAGGTCTTTGCAATTACTAGCTTTGGTTGTTCAAAAGCTAAGATTGACCATATACGCACGTTCTCAGTTGTGATGGTGATTCGAACGCCGTCACCAGGTGATAGAGTGTTCCCGTATTCTAGAGCTCTTGGACCGGTCGCGACATTGGCTTGCGCCCCCGATTCGCTAATACAAAACACTGTGCGCAATGGATACACCTGATCCATATCATCACCGGGCAGCCCGTCTGGGTACTCGCTCTCAGTCTTCCCGCCGCTTGTTAGAGATTGATTGCTTACATTGAGCAGCATTGCGTCGCCGTTGTCAGCTCGATCGATCGCTGCATTGTCTGAGATTCGATTCATCTTGATCCTAATCTCTGGCTCACTCGATCCGGCGTCATGGCATTGCAGCATCATGATTAAGCCAACCGAGCTAGCTAATGGATGAATCTGCGGAATTGTTAAATCGTATGTATAGCTAGTGCCATGCGGGTTCGTCTGTAGGTTTTCGACGCTTACCGTACTAGTGCTCGCAGTTGACGCCATTTTATAAGAAAACGTCTTTTGGACGTGCGCGAAGCCCCGCCCGCCTGCCAGAGAATTAGCCGCCACCGCGAACTGTTGCAACGTCGTGCCCACGATTGGCAGCCCGTATTTGATGACTTTATCGGTGTCTATTGCTGGCCTCGATTGCGAGATAAATACGTCTGTCATGTGAGTTTGGCGCTCCCTATGAATCCGTAGTCGTCATGAATCGTTGCTGCGTCCGCTTTAATGTCTGGCGTGATGTACGCCATCACAGCATGCCCGTCACTAGGCGCCGCCAATCCGGGGTTTGCCGATAGTGTGATCGTGTTCGCTGCCAAGTCCACAGACGCCACAGAGTGAGACGTTCCCGCCCCTGGGTTATCGCCTACAAACAACCGGACGGTGTCACCCGCCGTAATACCCTCAAAGCCGCTTAGGTCCTCTTGCGCGGTCTCTGGCCTGTAGTCATTAGTGCGTACCGTCAGCACTGCTCCATTCGCCGCCGTGACTGCTAACGATGGTGCCCAGCCAGTACCAGCGAACCCGAAGTGAATGAACTCGACTTTCGCGATTGGCTCAAAGCCTTCACACTCGATCGATCGCAATCTGCAGATCGCATCAATTACGCCTGGCCCCTTAGCGCCTCTGAGTTGACCGCTTGAGATCTTATAGACTCCGCCAACCTTCATTCGTGCAGCCAGCCCCGCTCGCACTCCGAATTTGTACAGCCTATAGGGAAACGCCATCTCAAGACGAAGCTTTGAAAAAATTGGCTGTAGCGCTGCCAGCACTGAGCCTGGATCTAGGTTAAGAGTTGCCCCTTGTAGGTCCACGTTGAGCTTGTCTGCCTCCCCGAATGCCTCAATTGATGCGGTGTCTTTAATTTCCTGCTCGAATTGGGGATCGCCCTGGTAATCAAAATTGGCTGCAAAGTTGAATATATTACGGATCGACGTTCGCGCCGGGGATGATGGAATGGGGCTGCCTGCTATGTCTGAATCATCAATTGCGGCGATGACATCCGACGCGCTTGGTACTCCAACCTTGACCGCTGCGAGCCTACACTTACCGCTGTCATCTACCCGCATATCGAGCACGTATCCGACCGACAGCAACACGCCCCGCATGATGTCTAAAATGGTGTCACCCGATCGAAACAAGGGACTAAAGTTAAGACCTACCGGCTCAGCTATCGCGAGGAATGAGGCAACGTCTACATCAGCGCCTAGTGGGTTCGTGGTTTTGTCTGTAAGGCCGGCGCCCAATGGTAGCAAGTCATATGTGGCGCTTGTTACGCCTCCACCGGAGGAGCTTGTCAAAAGCTGAAGCAACATGGAGCCGACCGATACGGTAGGCGCGAATCGAACGGCAGGCGAAAACAAGGGCCGCTCTGCTACCGGTCCGCCATAGTCGCGAATGACAAAATCATCATCGCTAAGAAACTTACCCTCTAATACCTCACACCGGTACCCCGTCTCGCCGTCAACCGTAACCGCCGTTGCTGGCCCTACAACGATCTGAAATATTGGATCGCCATCGCCGCCCATCGATACGTCAAAAAGTACGCTACCACCAGCCGGCGCCCCTGGGTCTTTGTCGAATGTTATCCACTTCTCGAATTGCCAGAAGTCCACCGGAGCATCGGAAAACCGGCTGCCCGGATAGTACCAGGCTCTAGGGGTGCTGACGTTTACGCGCCTGCCTATGGACGCCCGACTTTGAGTGTTTGCGATCGTTGGCCGTCTGTCGTAAGCGACTTCAAGATCGATCTTTGCCGCGTCGCCCCCATCAAAGAAATCGAGAATTGATGCTGGTATCTGTGTGTTAGGGTGCGCCGTTTCGTTGGTCTGGCCTACGCTGTACGCATCCGCCGCATTCGATAAGTTTCGGAAGTTGTCGCCCCTTGCCGCCGTACCAGGCCACCCAAAACCACCCTGGTTATTTTCTTGTAAAAAGCTTTGATAATGCCGCGCATCTCTCGCGATGGTCATCGTCGCTTTAGGCGGTAGAGGCAAGTTGATGTCCCTTGCTTCGAGTTGCGCTGCATTAGGGATTGAGTACTTATAGTTCGGCAAAAACGAAAACACCCGGCCTTGCTCAGAAAACAAGATCTGGAACAACCCGTTAAAAAGTTCGCTGCTGTCAAAGCCTTGAGTCGTCAACACGTCAGCTATACATTTTGGCCATGCGACTGAGGCAGCCACACCCGTGGCCCAATTAGCCCCGCTCGACTCCCCTATCTTTAAGAGTCGTAGCTCATTGTGCGTTTCATTAGCGATGACGTCTTGATTTGATCCAACAAAGTTATCACCTGAATTTTTAAAACTCCCGTCTACATCTCTTAGCAAGATATGGTCACCGTCACGATCGATGATAACACCGTTTTCAAGGCCACCGCCTCTGCGACCTGTAGACGACACAAATCGTCGTGGGTGCTTATAGGGATAAAGCTCGACTGAGTCTGGGTTATCAGAGTAGGGCAACAGGCCGTCGAATACCTGTGCCACGCCTTGCCCCGGTGATAATGGCGAGCTTGCGAGCGTGGTGTAAAATTCCCCGTTTATTTGCACAGGTCCTGCGGCCGGCTCATGTATCCCCACATAGAAATACTCTGACATCTTCACCGACTCGAAAAACGCTATATGCTCCGCGTGTAAGCCGTCGAAAGAGTGTATCCTAGGGTGTAACCGTAGTTTTCCGCTTCGATGCGATAGAGGCCGGTCTAGTGCCGCTGTGAGCGGTGATATGTTAATGGTGACAGTCTCCAGGCCGCCGTCGGTGGAAAACTCTGGTTCACTCGCGACAAAACCACGGAACCTCTCTATCCACTCTGAATCACTTGGCAGCTCGCCATTAACACCGAGCGACGCTTCATAGATAACCGCTCGACGCCCCCGAAAAAATACAGCAGGCTTTGTCACAAGTGGAAAGACACCATCGTCAGTAGACACAACGTGCCGAGCTTTGGTGGTGGCTAATCGCCCTCGACCACTAGCCGCGACCGTGAAAGTCTTTGCGGCAACATCAACCGCGCCAACCTCGATCGCCTCTTGCCCAATGTGTACGATGTCACCAGCCGCCAACCCTGCGACCGTAGTGCAATGCACTGTCGGCGTATTCGACAAATCGATGGTCTGTGTCAACTGAGCGGTGAAGTCAGCCCCACTAAAGCCCATGCGCCCAAAGATAAATCCGGGGTCTGTTTCGTCGGTCGCATCGATATGATCGCGACAAACCATATGCACCGAGACCGGCTCGGACTCTATGATCGCGTCCTCTTCCTCTAGCGACCGCGCGAACTCAAACCCCTGCCCAGGTATGATCGAAACTGAGCGAGCATAATTTTTGAACCCGCTCTCCTCAGACGCCACAAAATAAGTCCTCTGCGGTGGCACCACGGAACCAAAAGACGTACTAACCCCTGAAATAATCAGGTAGTAGCAGGGCGACCGATCGCGACTCTCAATAGGCGAAAAGTTAGGCACTCAAAACCCAGAATGACAAAATTGTCTAAAATGCTTTGACACTTTGATCAGTATAGAGCAATATGATGAAGGAAAAAAGAGGACCGGCCAATTGTCGGAGAGACCGGTCCTCAGAATCAACGCCGTTAGTACGGCACTGAAAGGGTACAACCATGATAACACATCAAGATGGCCACATTCAACGCTTGCATGAAGCGCTGCTATTAAGCGACGTGCAACGGGCGCACGTAATCGCTCGACTCCAAAGCATTCTCGACCGCGAGCGAGCGCCGGACAATGGTGACGTTATTCAGCGCCTAGAGTCGTTTCTTGTCGAATCCAAGCATAGGTCTATGACTGCAGGATTGCCGGCGTTACGTCGGAGACTGCGAGGTCTATCATGAGATGGTCTGACACCACAGCCAAGCTAGACGCGGCGCTTGCTGAAGCTCAGAAACAACTTCAGCCCGCCGTTAAAAAGGCCAGAGGCCACGGCTATTCGTACGCCGGCCTTGATGAGGTCATGGATAGCGCTATGAAGTGCCTCACCTCTGCCGGTTGCTCTCTGAGTCAGGGTGTCGACTGGGTAAATGGTGATATGGTTATGGTTACTCGTATCGCGTGCTCTGGTGAGTATCTGCTGACGTATTTCCCGATGACAGCCGAGGGAGGCAAGCGACTCAACGCAATGCAGGCCATGGGCAGCGCTTCCACCTATGGCCGCCGATATGCGATACAATGCGCTTTAGGTATTGCGCCCATCACCGAACAGCAAGCCGCAGAGCTTCAAGTGAGTTTCAGAGACGATGATGGCGCCTCATCGGGTGGTAGCCTCTTGTCTGAGCTAAAGAGTAGACTGTTGGCGTACGGCCCAGCCCTACGCACCCATCGCGACTTGCTTGTCCGTAAAGGTTTCCAGGGCATGGATGACATTGAGCGATGTCAAGATGAGGATGCATTGGCAGACGTGCTCGAAAATATCCAGCGCTCGATTAATGGCTCTGCCCGCCCCCGTCACTAGTCAGCGACGTAAATGTATTCCCCGTCGGTAGGCGCCTCGCTCGCTGTACGCGCTGACACTACCACAGCAGGCATCGGCACAACTGGGTCGTTTGGCGGTGTTGGGAAGTAGACCACCACTACCCGGTCTGAGTTACTAGGGTCGGCGCCAATGTATGCAGCCGGGCCAGACTCCCACGTGCCATCGATTTCGTTGACGTATAGCGTACCTGTTATCATGACCACTCCAATTGTACCGCAAGCTGAAAGGTCGCCCGATTATTCGAGTTTGAGCTTGAATAGTTGCTCCCGTCGATATTCTTCCCATCGAACGTGATGGCCAGAACATCGCCTGCGCTCACTGTCCTATTCGAATCTGAGCTGAAGTCCTCCGAGGCGGTGTGTGTGCGGTAGCTTCCCGCCGTCGCATTAATCGCACCGGAGCCGATGGCCGTCCATGTCTGCGACGTCGTCGAGTTGTCGCCGGGCGTACACTTCCACAGCCTGACTCTAGTCCTTAGCGCTCCGAACGCTTGATACCAAGACGCGCTTAGGCTCACAGCTTCAGCGTCTGCCGGTATCTGCCAGAGCCCCATATAGAGCATACCATTCATCACGGTTACACTTATCGTATCGCCAGAGGCAGCGCTTGAAGGTGCTGAGCCTATGTTTTGAGTCCATTGGCCGGGTACGCTTACACCATCCCAGACATGTGCATACAGATAGGAGCTAGACGCTACCTTGGCATATCCCCGAGCGTTTAACACCGCGTATGATGCTGAGGTGCTACCGCCGCCGCCTGAGGCAGACGATGAAATGGTTACTGAATCGGCGCTGGCATCCGTCGTAATGCTCACGTTGGTTCCGGCTACTAGTGTTAGAGTGTCGGTGTGTTCGTCCGCTGAGACCGTATCTTGACCGGATACAGCGACGTTTAAAAAGCCTTTGTCTGTTTTGTATGACAACTTTCCCGCCTCTCGATGTGGGGTAGAGCCCCCGGCCTCAAATGGTGACAGCCGAGGGCTCTGGGTTGGGGAGTACTTAGACGATAAACCATTCATAGCCGCTGGTGGTGGACAGCGCGATGACGGTTAACGCCTGATACGCTTCATTGAGGGTGACGCTTCCCCCGTCAATGTTTTGGCTGTTGCCTTGGACCGTGACTGGCTTATTGCTGGCCACAGTACTACCGGCTTTTATAGTCATCTTTATGCCGGTGTCGTTCGCGGTGATACTAGGGAGCGTGAGCGTACACGATGAGCGATTAGTCATTTCTACCTTGTAATATGCAATAAAAGACGACAACGAAATATTTCCCGTACCATCGTCTCCGGCCACTGACTGTCTAACAGCGCCCATGCTGACGTTTGAAAAGTCACCAATTGCCAGGGTATTGCTGAATCCGCCCGGATTCATTGTGACCAGCTTGTCGCCGCTGGATGGTGCGCTTAGATTAGAAACGCTCTGCAGGTTTGAGTCGTATGCTTGAACATCGGAGCCGAGGGCCAGCCCTAAGGTTGTGCGAGCTGCTGAAGCGTCAGCATCATCGACAAGTGTGGCGCCGAAAGTAGACACACCCGAGGCCGCGAAGAAATCACCGCTGGCAGACGTGGCAGCAGAGCCGAGTCCAAGAGTTGTGCGAGCTGCTGAAGCGTCAGCATCATCGACAAGTGTAGCGCCAAACGTGGAAACGTCTGAAGCCGCGAAGAAATCGCTTGTAGCAGATGTGGCCGCGCTACCTAGCCCTAGGCTTGTACGGGCCGTCGCACCGGACTCAGCAACGAAGCCTGAGCCGTCCGACACGATGAAAGCCCCGTCCGATGGGATGAGCTGCGCAATATCTTGGAGGTGACTACCTAGGCTCAGACTAGGGGTGCTCGATTCTCCGTTACCGTTCGAAACCTGGATGCCTGTTCCGCCTGATAGCGATTGCACATAATCTCCGGTCGTGCTGGTGCCTAATTCGACACTATCCGCACCTACAGTCGCCGTGATGCTGACGTTTGCCGAGCCGTCGAAGGTAGCCGAGCCGCTGAGGTCGCCGGCTAAGCTAATGGTCCTAGCCGTTGCCAAGGCAGACGCCGTTGTAGCGTTAGCCTCGATGCTCCCAGCCTTTAACGCCACGTAGCTATTGTTTGAATCGATCAAATTCATTCGATCGTTGTCAGCATCGTAGATGAATTTGACGTCGGGGCCCGAGCCACCCTCTAAGATAATGCCTGTGCCGCTGGCAACCTCAGAGCCGCTGTTGCCCTTTCCAAGCACCACGTCCTTATCTTCAATTTCTAAAATCGTGCTGTTCACCGTGGTGGTCGTGCCGCTGACAACAAGATTGCCCGAAACGGTTAAGTTGCTGTTATAAGTGAGGTTTGCAGCCAGTTTGGAGCCTGTAACGGCTGCATTGGCAATCGCCGCCGTATCAACTGCATCATCGGCCAACTCACTAGCACCAACGGCATTTGCCGCGATCTCAGAAGCGCCGACGGCATCCGCGGCAATCGCCGCTGCTACGATAGCATCATCGGCTACTGCATCACTACCGATCGCATTGTCGGCGACTTTGGCCGATGTGATCGCGTTGTTATCGATTCGAGCCGTGCTGACTGCTCCGATTTTGTAACTCATTTTTCGCCCTTTTTACCCTGCCCAGGGGGGATTTAGTTTTGGATTTATACAATCCAGTAGTTAGTGCCGTCACAGACCAACGTGACGGCCACATGTGCCTCATTTATAGTTAAGGACGCGCCCCCGTCTATCTGCCCGCCATTCGTGCCCAGTGTGAACGAATTAGTATCAGCATCGCCCTTATCTTTGATCAAAAACGATCGACCCGCATTCACAGTGCTGGCATCTGGAAGATTGATGGTCCCCGACCCCCCAGAGGTATCCACCAATACGACAGAGTCTTGAAGACTCATATTTATACTTGTATTTCCAGTAGTTACAGACCGCGCAGGTACAGCCATAATTGTAGCGCCGGTAGAATTAACAGTCAACCCCTGGCCTGTGCCGGATGTCAGGGTGACCGATGTTAAGGTTGCAATGACCCTATCTGATCCACTTGCTTGTAGTGTGTTGGATGGTGCCTCGCTGCCTGTCCTTACGGGTGGTCGATAGAAAAAACCGCTCATATCAACTCCAAGGTGATGCGTTAGCATCTCGATAGGAGCGAATTACAAGCTTGATGGTGCCACTGTCAGCAGTCGAGCGAACGGAGATGTACCTCATATTCTTGACTTGGCCCTCACCGAGCACCCCTCCCGGCTCGATTTCAAAGCCGTCCGTTGCTGCCATAGCGTTGACGTCGTTTCTGTAGACCACGTATGCACTAGCAGAGGATGAATGCTTATTCTCGATAAGTATCGAGGCAATATCGGCGCCCGGTTGCAGTGTCGTCATATTGGCGGGCACTGTCGATAAGTCGATCGTGGTCCACCCGTTGCTGTCAAAGTTCGCCGTGGTCTGCCCCACTGCGACCACTTGCTGGTCTCTTGTGATCATGGTTCACCCCTCTAGCCTGACTTACCTGTCAGAGTCGTCTGTTAGGAGCGGTCTGTATCGCGCCCCGTCTGTGTAACTTTTCAAAGTGGTTGCTGCGCTTGACGCCGTAAGCTTGATTGCTTTGGTGTTGATAACGGCCTTTTCTGCAGCATCAACCACCTCATCGTCGTCTAAATCGATCCAATGTATTCGGCGAGCCTGACGATCGAACTCTTGATCGGATAACGATCGAAGTCTTTCGGGGTCAAGGTTAAGCGCTCCAACCTCAGCCGCATGACTCGCCACCATCAAGGCATGAGCCCGCCGAAACTGAGCGCCCAATACTTGATCAGCGTAAGACTCTGCAGGGAGATAGCTCTCAACCGTGCCTATGATGTCGACCATATCGATCATCTCTTGCCAGCCGTCACGATTTGCAGGCTCGGTGCCTGCCATCTGCGGTATAAGAGTCTTGAGGGTTCGAGCTGTTAAGCCCGTATCGAATGCATTGTTTACGACGCGAACTGGACCCCGCTCGCGAAAGTATTGCTCATCAGTGTTATCACCGCCGGTGTCAAAGTCTGCCGACCATGTAATCTCGTAATGCCCCGCCCTATCGACAGCCGCAAAAGTGTTTGCCGGTATGGTTGCGGTCCAAGTGTTTGAGAACATTGAGCCGGTAGCGTCTGACGGTATGCCCACCGGCAACGGCTCTGCGAATATGTAGCAATTAGATGAGTCGTCATAGTGAGAGACTTCAACCGGCATCTGCCCGCCGTGGCCCTTTAGATATAGATACCACCCGCCACCCGGATGCCCGACTAACCCGGCTAGGTTTTCACCAGAGCCCGCTGGTGACAGTGCTCGATACCTATCTGGGATGCCTGTTATCGTCGCTGTGCCGTCTTTCCTGAGCGCCGTGGTTGATGTTACTCCCGCCGCTTTAATAACGAGGTTAGGCGCTGCTAGATTGGGGTCCGGTACCCTGTGAGGCTTCCAACGAAACGTAAAAGCCTGGTCCATTGAGATCTGGTAAATCATGCCCGCCGTCTCCTGCGCTTTCGTCTTGGCTTTTTGGCTCTGGCTTTTTGGGCTGCCGTATTAGCCTTTTTGATGAGTTCGTCCGTTCCCCGTTTGAGTCCGATTTCCTTTAGCGCCTCATTCGATCGATCGCGTACTGGTATTAATTTGTGTCGGCATCGATAGCCGCCGCACGCTGTTCGCACCGGTAGTCCTTGCGAGTTGTTCGCCTTGTTAAGTTGCTCGACTGTAAACACATGGTTGTTCATGACGTCGCAGAACGGGCGCTCTAAGTCATCGTCTGGGCCCCTGTAGGCCATGACATACCGAGGCGCGTCCGCTGGCCCCTCTGCCTCATCTAGGCTACTTTCGAGCGTCGTTCTCAACACCTCGTTGACGAAGTTGTCCGCCTCTGAGAGTCTTGTGTATGCCTCAGTGAGCGAAAGTGGGATTCTGTCGGTAAGTTGCGTACTAGTAAGTTCGGCCAAGTCGAGCGGGCTAATCTCTCCCAAGTTAGCCGCCAGGGAGTCTCGGATTCGTGCCCTTGCTGGCCCGTCTACCACGTCAGCGATAGTGTCTATCGTCCGATTAACGTAGCTTTCAATCAGCGCCTCTGCTGCGACCGTATCAAGAGCCTGGCGTGCTGTAGCCTCGCCCTGAACGAATAGAGTCTCCTCCGCATACCCGGCCAACTCTGCTACAACGTCTCTCAATTGGTCGTCGCGAATGTCATTTCCTGCCGCCTGCATGAACTCTTGTATCTCTACAATAGGCATATCAAGAACACTTGCTCGAAGCTGAGCGGGGTCCTCAAATTCTTGTAGCCTCTGCTCTAGCGCCGTCTCTAAAATCAGAACGCCGTCATCACCGTCTGGTTCTCGCCATTCGTCAGGATCGGAACCAAGAGCTGCGATGAGGCGCCGCCCTATATTCTCGGCTACACGTTCTGCCTGAATCGCAAAATCTTCGACCGCTTGATCGATCCTGTCGTCGCGTGCCTGCAGTAGACGCTTTACTTCACGTGCTTCACGATTAGCCACTATTCCCCCCCGAGAAATCCTGTGTGAAGCTCCAAAGTCGCTAGATCCGCAGCCCGTATGTACTTATCAGCGACGGAGGCCTTGATCCGCCCTTTTGCGCCCAGTAACTTCGCTAGCTTCTTACGTCTTGAATGATGCAACGAAAGAAATTGCGCGATCAAATCATCGCGACTGTTGGAACGGTCCCCGGCCGGGGATAAATCAGCAGAGAGGGGGGACTGCTGGCCCCGACCGGATTCCGAAGTGATTGGTGATTCGGCGGGCTCCACGGCTTTTAAAACGCCTTGATGCGCCCCCTCTGCCATGATTTTTTCAGCCCGCTCCGGCTGAAGCCATGCAACGCTACCGACAGGCACAAATCGCCCTCGATCATCGTGGATGAATGCACATCCGATATTGTCGTATGGCTTCAGCTTCACCGGTCGCCCTACCTTAGCCGAGATTCTTGATCACAGTGCCGCCGTCAGTCGACAAGGCGATAGGTGCACAGAACACCTCTGAGATACATTCGTAGGATTGAGGTGCTATACCTGCTTCAGGACCCATTTGTACGTCAGCTTTACCGATGAGCTTAACGAATGAGCCAGCACCACTAACGAGTCGTGGTTGCGACCCAGCGCCCAAACTGACTGCAGCCTCGCCGGCAGAACCAATCCACATGCGATCGGCTGGGAAGATATAGTCACGGCCAGCCGCGCTTTCTTCTAGCCCGTCACTGATGACGATTTCATCAAGGCCAAGGTGCTGCTTCAAAATCTCTACAACCGCGTCTGTGGGTAAAACGTGCTGAGAGTTGAATCCGCCTACCTTGAGGTTTTCGGTTGCCGCATCCACAGCAGCCGTACCACCGTTACGGACGAAAACACGCCCGAGAACAGACGCTTCCACAGCCAACTTGTCGATGACCTTCCGGCTGCAGTACATGGCGTTTACTTTGCCTGCTGCTCGAATACGAGCTGCCTGAATAACGCTGTGAATGACTGACATGAAGTCATCAGAAGATGACAAGGCAGTCCCGCCCGTTGCAGCAGCTTGCCAGTCAACCTCAGTCCACCCAGGTGAGACACCGTTATTGTCGGCCGCAATACCACAAAAGAAATTGCTTGCCAGACGCTCTAGCTGAAGGTGAACAGACGCCATCGAGCGTTGGGTGAGTAAAAGCTCCTCGCCGGCCTGGTCGAGAAAACCGTGCTCAATGTGATGCATCGGAATGGCAGCATATCCGCTGTACTGCTTCATTGTATAAGCGACTTCTGCAGGTGCAAATCGATCGATCTTGCTTCGAGCTGCACCGATGGTTTGACCGCTTAAAGCAGTCAAGCCGTTATCGGTGTGAGCCGCGCCCAACAGATCGCGCTTATTGCGCACGAAAAGCTTTCCATGGAGGGGTCCACCGTTCGACATGTCGATCGATCGTCCACGGCCAATCTCACCCGGCCCCAGCAACGAAGGGGTGCCGAAAATACGACTGTAGGCAAGGTTCATTGCTTCCACTTCGGGCAACATGTCGAACATTGCATCCCGAAGCAAGCTCTGAGGGTTTGCCTGTGCGTAGGTTAATTCATTAGCGGCCATTATTTTTCTCCGTTCATAGCGGCCACTAGATCGGCGCGCTCAGTGCGTGCAAGCGACCATGCTCCCACGAGTGTTTCTGCTTTCCCCTCTTGCTTCAGTTTTCGTGCAATTCTCGAAAGTTCGCGCTCAGCCTTTTGGGCGTCGATTGTGACAACCGGCGCCTCGATGCCTGCAGCGTCAATGCCGCTTGGCTCACCGACTCGGACGACTTGATTAGCTGGCATTGCAGCAAACAAGGCTACAACGGTATCAGCGTTATCGCGTGCCAATTCTTGTAGGTCTGAATTGAGATCGAAATCTGCTACGAGTGCCCCCCGCTCTTTAGCCGCTTCGATCGCCTCATTAACCTTGACCATTTGGTCGGGTGCGCCCTTTTCCTCGATAGCCTTGCGGGCGAACTCTCGCGCCTCTTGGCTATCGCTTAAAAGTGACGCCTTGTAGAAATCGCGCTCAGCCCCTACAAGCTCGCAAGAGTCTAGAAGCTCGTTAGCTTCTGCCTCTAGCTGAGCCTGTACACGCTCGGCCTCGACCGCTTTAAAACGCCCTAGTTCAATCTGAGCCTTTTCAAGCTCATCTTTCATCGTCGCGACCTTTCGAGATAACTCCTCGCCGGTCGCATCCTCTGCGAGGTCACACGCCTTTAACATTCGTGCGGCCTCCTCGGTTCCTCGGCTAAGCAGGGTTTCAACTACCTGCTCTGCCTTGGCTTTGTCTTGCCCTGCCATTTTGCAGCCCTTGTGCCCTTGGACTTCGACGCCGTCGCAACATGCCCCGCCGTCGTTATCCGTTTTTGATTCGTTTTCGTTTTGTTCGCCATCTGCCCTTGATAGCGCTACGTTTTCCATTTTCGCCTGACGTGGTAACGTCGTAAGCGAAACCACATCAATGTACCCAGCCTCCCCTAAGAGCTCGCCTGTATCGGGGTGGTATGCTGGGGTTAGCCTGACTCGAGGCGACACCCTTAAAGCGCTAACCTCATCGTCAACCATTGACGCTTCAACTAGATCGCGCCCCAGCGCCGTCCAGCGTTTTTTGGCGTAGATGGCTTTTCGTTTTTCGTCGTAGTAGATTTCGGTAATTTGCCCGTAGGGGCGTCGATCTGCAGACGGTACACCGCGATACCCGGCCTCTATGCCATGCTCGAAGCTTAATGGGATAGCGTGCCCACTGGTCAAGATGGCCTGGCTAGTATCGGCTATCTCTTTAAGCCGGTCCTCAGATAGCGATAAAGCTAACTCGCCTGAATCCAGGTCATAGAGCGGGCCAGCCTTCAGCACGTGCAAGTCTTTCGCGTCTGAATCCTCGGTTAACGCGAAAAATGTTAAATCTTTGCCCGTTGTCACTGGCTTTGAGTATTCGGATTTATCGCTTCCATCATCGAGCCTGTAGACTTTGCCCCCGTCTTCACGCTCGACGCCGGCGCCCTCATCGGATTGGGCCTTGTAGTCGTTATCCTTTAGCCACTTTTCAAACTCTTCAGCACTATGCTGTGATGCGTCTGCGATGACTGAATACACGGTGTCATCTTCACCGATAAGCACGTCAATGCCAGGTGATACAGTGTGCCGCATTACGCCCGCTTCGGGCTGCACTGCTACTTGTACAGCCACGCGCTCATTCTCATATCCAAGCGACTCGGAGCCCTGGGCGTAATATTTCTTTTTCTGGCTGCCGTACATGTCAGCCCCTTTTTTCTTCTTTTTTTTTCGGTGCATCTCGGTGTCTTCCCTTTTTTTGGGGTGGCCATCAGGAAGTAGATCAAAGTCTGTTACGTAGTTTGGGTTTTTGGGTTTGCCTTTTGCGAGCAGTTCGAGAAACGCATTCACGCGGGCCATAGCCCACCGAGCGCGTGATTTGACGCTCGGCCTGTGCGACTTGCTGTATGCTCCACTTCCCCGTCGATAGACTTTCTTCAGCGCTGCGAGGGTGGCCCGTTTTGAGGGCTGAGGATTGGCCTCATTATGTTGTTCAACTTTCGTTTCAAGCGCTTTGAGAGTTGATGCTGAGACCTTGATGTTGTCGCCGTCTGTCGAGGCGCTACCGGGCTTGTTTTTGTCGCTGCCCTTGATTTGATCTTTCTTTGGTGCCGGCGTGCTTGCGTCATCTCTTGCAAGCTCCCTCTCTAGCTCTTTCGCCGTCGCCTCAATCCACCTCCTACCCTTGTTTCCGTCTGCTGGGTCGGAGCCCCACAAGAGCCACGCAACGCCAGAGGGCCTTGGGTTTTCCTTGTCAAAGCTGCCCTCCACTAGGCTCGACTCATGTCTCGCAAACCAGGCCGCCGCCCTTTTGATCTTGTCGTGGGTCCAACCCTTGCCCGCCGCTGCTTCTTCTGCTTCTGTTATCGTCTGGGCCTTTAAGCCATCACCGCCGAAACCAGCATCATAAAGCTTGAGCCCCTTTTTAGCTGCCTTGCTCACGTACCCTGGCAGCTTGTGACGCCGCGCTAGATTAATCGTCACCATCACCCGAGCCTCTCTGCACTAAGCGATTGACGAAACGGTTCTGCCGCCTAGGTGACGCTCCCGGCCTCTGGGCTTCCCGCTGGCCCTGTGCCGTCTTGAGCCGCCCCCCTGAAGCATTGGCCTGCCTATCAAGGGTGGTTGGGTTTTCGTCGTCTGGGATTGGTGGGAGGTCCGACGCTGCGCGTATTGCCCGCTCATCTTCTGGTGTCGCGTTCAAGATGCCAGACGTCACAAAGCTAGCGAATGCATCGCTATTTTCCTGCCACCATGGGATCTTTCCTGCCGATGAGCGATCAAAGCTCACATAGGGATATTCGGACGTTTTGAGGTTGCCAAAGTTGACTGACAAAAACCTGCGCACCGTCTGACGGTTAAGCGCTGACAGCATAGACTGTACTGTGTCTATAACTCCGGTTATTGCTAGCTCAGCTTGGGTCTTAACCATGGAATAAGAGCCCCCGCCCTCACGCCCCTGAAGAAGCGTTGATACGAAAAGCTTCTCCGCACAGACTCGCTCATGATGACTGGCACTAGCCAAGAGGGCAGTAGGGTCGTAATTATGTCGCGCCCTCTCCTCTACAGACCAGAATGAGGGCAAAATCAGGTGACCAGACTCTTCACTGTGGAGACCGGTTAGCTTCTCAGCCAAGCCTGCAATTTCGGCCGTTAGGTCTTCTCTACTGGGCGGACTACCATCATCACTGTTGGCGAACTTGTAGAACTGCTCCATGTCGAGCGAGCACACCGTGGGCGGGTCTGCATACTTGTTAGCTAGCTGGTCTTCTAGGCGATACCTGAGCGTGGCGCTCCGCCAGTGCGGGTAAACCGGGCGAAGCACAGATTCACCGTCATGCCAATTCGATACGCCGTTGACGAACCACAGAGACTCTCCCATCGGCAATACACGACCGTTTATGGCGTTACCCATCTGCCCGTATCGCTGGGTGACTGCTAAGAGTCTGCCACTGCCCTCCCTCTCGGTGATGTAGGTATCCATAGACATTTGGTGTCGTCTATGGAGGTGGCAGAAGTAGAGTTTTTCGTCTCGATTGTATGACCACGACTCAGACAAAAGAACGTGACCATAGAACTTTGCTGACATGAGATGTCTAATCAGGTTGTCGGGCGTCATTCCATCGCCCATGCGGCCGCCTGAATCCTCGTAAGGGCCAAGACCCAGCCACATTTCAAGCGCCTGCGCAGCATCCTCAGATACGCCTGGATGCCTCGGTACAGTTAAGCGGACTGCAGTGACTCTGGACGTGATAAGATCTTCAGCGAGCGATAGAACCGGGGAGGTCCTAAGCATCTTAGTGACCATGGTTGCACGTTTTCGAGGGCTCGAAAATTGGTGGTTATGCTCAAAGCCTGAGATCTTACCGCCGATCATGTTGACGCCGTAATACCCGGCTGGGCGGGTTGGTAATTCTTCTGGGAGGTCCAAGAGGTCCTTGGCCTGGCCAGCCGTGCGCCAATAGTTAGACATGATCGCTCTGAGTATTTGCCCTGTGCACTATTTTACAGGGCTGTAACAGATTGATCAATATCGATCAACTTCTAACGTCTGACATTTCCTGATATGTACGCCCGCTCTCGTGAACTGCTTCCTTCCCTGTGAAGTCTTGCCAGCGCTTAATGATGACGTCGACGTAGGCCGGTGAGATTTCCATACCATAGCATTTGCGGCTGGTTTTCTCGGCTGCTATGAGGGTTGCGCCGCTGCCTAGATAAACATCCACGACAAGGCCCGAACCGGCCGCCCATTCATCCAAAAACCATTGAATCAGCGCTGTTGGTTTTTGTGTCGGATGCACCCTTTGACCACCTAAATCATTTGAAAGTCCAAACATTCCCGCCCATTTGATTCTAGCAATTTTTCGCTTATGCCTAGACTTTGACCAGCAAAGCTCGAAACACGATCCAAACATCTTATCCGCGCTTTCATCCAGCCGCTTATCCCAGACAATCCAGCTTCCGCTGTTTCTGTCTGGCAGTAACTCAGAAAAATAATCCGCACCCCAGATGAACACTTCGCGACAATATGAAAACAGCTCAAGGGGCACACGTATCAACTCTGGCTTAAAATCGTCGTTGTCCCCTATGACGGGAGAATACTTGTTCCCGCTCCCAAAGCCCTTCATTGCACTATAGTTCGCATTAAGGTTCATGCCGTACGGCGGGTCAGTAAAAACCAGGTCCGCTTTCTCTCCATCCATCAACAGAGCCACATCAGCCGCGTCGGTAGAATCCCCACACATGACTCTATGGTTGCCGAGTATCCATACGTCGCCCCGCTCTGACACTGGCGACTCTCCAAGCTCTGGTACGTCGTCCTCATCTGTGAGACCTTCGACGGGTTCCTCGATGCCTGCGAAGTCCAGCTCATCCTCAAAAAAGTACGGTGATAGGTCTATCTCTTCACCTAGCTCGGCCAATACCTCTTGATTCCAGGCCAGGTTCAATTCACCTGCCCGGTTGTCAGCTATGGCCAACCCTCTGCCCTCTGGGCTGTCTAGGTCAATGTCAGCACGCCGCACGACGACAACACGATCGCCGGTAGTCTCTACCAAGACTGCATTCTCCATGCCTATCGAGGCAGCCGTTTCGATCGTCTTATTGCCTGCAATGATTCGGTTGTTCCTGTCGACTAGGACGCTACGCCCGGCGCCGTACTGCCTGAGTGAGTGCTCTAGTGCACTGGCGCCGCGCTCCGTTCCCGTGTTTGCGTTCTTATTGTCAGGCACTAAATCAGCGATCGAAACTACGTCTTTTTTCTTGCTCATGTGTGCTCTTGCTTGCGGTTTGCTTGCGTTCCATGCTTGCACTATTGGTCGATTTTGATCAAAATTGCAAGCATGAGCAAGATTAAGTCTTTAAAGAGCGCTGAGGAACGAAAGAGGGTGCGCCGTGAGGTTATGAGCCTCCTCTATGAGGGCATCCCATATCGACGCATCGAAGCGCTGACAGGCATGAACTCTGGAAGCATTAGCCGAATCAAGAAATCGAAAGCCTATGCTGCGTATACAATTGAGATGCTGAGAGCACGGGGTGAGGTCGTGCCAGAAAAGCCACTATCCGAGACGGTGTCAGAAGTGCTCAAGGTCGACTCGGCAGAGTATGACCGCAAAATCAAAAAAGACCGATTTCTTCAGGCTGTAGGTGTGGGTGGGATTGAATACGCTATGATGTATTCCCGCTCCACCGTTGGGGAGGTTGTCGCGTGTCTTGATGAGTCCGAGATTGCGCACCATGCAGCTAAGCCACGAATAGCGATTCTCGGCACACTGTTAAGGATTGCACACGATACCAGCCAAGCTGGGCACATTCGCATCCGGGCGTGCTCTGAATGGTGGCGACTGGCATCGGGCCAAGGTGAAACCCCTCTCATCAATATTGATGCTAGGTCCTCAGATACTGACGCACCGAAAGACCCCGTCTTGGTAATGGTGGAAAGTGTCAAGTCTGCCCTCGATCGCCTTGATGACGTTGACCTAATGGGAGGTGTGCTCAATGATGCCACAACTACCCCAGGGGATTGATCCAACCTTCTTCGATCCTGACGATTGGATTCCAAACAAAGCGCAATCCGTCATGCTCGGTTACTGGATGAGTGACCAGCATCAAATCATGGCAATGATGGGCGGATGGGGTTGCGGGAAGACCACCATGATACCCATGGTTATGAGCTTAAATCATAGTATGCGACCGGGCCAAGACGGCTTGGTGGTGTCGCCCACAATGGGCCAAGGTACGAGAACCATCTCGAAAGAGTGCGCCCGCATCTTATCGCCTATCGGTTGGACCTACCATCACAGCTACCTTGGCCAACCTGCCCCGCATTGGTTAAGCCCAATGAAAAACGGCAAACAAAGCCGGGTGTGGATGATGTCTTGGAATAGACCGAAGACAAAGCATACCAGCGCTAACAGTCTTGAGGGTCCAAGCGTCGGCTACATCATCTTTGATGAGTGCAATCTATACAATGATGAGGAGCCCTATCAGGCCGGTCTTGGCCGTATTCGCGACGGAAACCCGCCTAAAATGCTTTTGCTAGGTAAGCCTCACCACGGGTCTATCTGGGGTCACTTCGCCGAAACTAGGGGCGGTGTATACCGCACTGCTACATCGTGGGTTAACGCGAAAAATCTAGGCGATATGGAAGCTTGGATCTCGACGATGTCTACTCGTGAGTATCAAGAGAACATCATGTGCAACCCACAACCACCGGAGGGCTCGATCTTCGATATGTGGATGCCTACCGAATGGCCTAAAGGAAACCTTGCCCCGGCTGATTGGCGACCCCAGAAACACATGACTCATCATGTAACCTTTGATTTTGGTGTCCGTAATCCTGCTGCCTTGGTTATCGCATATGACCAGGAGCTAGACGCGAACATTGTCTGGTCTGAGAGTATGGGCTCCAAGGGCGGATCATCGGTCTTTGACGTGTGCCGAGACTTACGCCGGGGATATGAACAGTGGGGGATTCCTGGCGTATGGCCCGGCTATCGTGCCGACATTCCAAACGGCTCCATGCCCTTAGCCGCTGCATTTGGCGATCGAGCCGGTCGCAATCGTCGCGATGATGGTCTGATGTCGTCTTCTATGGACGATGTCTTAGCTAACCCCCACGCGGGCGGTATTGGCATGCGCGTTCGATTTACAGACGCGAAAGATCGAATTGACGTTAACGCCGGCATTCGTCTGCTCTGGTCCCTTATTGAGTCGACTGGAGGCAAACGCCGGCTTTTATGTAGTCGTCAACTCTGGAACATGGGCCTCTCCCATCCTGGCCGGTCTTTTGCTCGATCGCTTAACGATTACAGGTGGGCGAGCGGCGCAAGTGATCGGCCAGACAAAACCAACGGAGCCGATCATGCATGTGACGCTCTGCGATATTGGGCAATCAACGCCCGCTGGCCTAGCGACACAAACATTCTAAAGGTTGCCGATGCGTTTTCGGCTCCATTTTCCAACACGAAGAAAACGACACTAACGGGGGTTGATAGATGATACCTGAGCGAAGTCCACACGAGCGAACCGGCTATGGCTTACGATATAAGGGCGACGTCCTACCGGGTACTAAGATCGGACCAATGAAGCTGCCCGCGACATACTCGAAAAAATCCGACGAAATAAACAAGGCACGAGCGGCGCGACGCAAGTACATTCACTTGGTGTCTGCTTTGTTCCTTGTTTTCTCGCTGGGTTGTGCCTCTGCCCCTACAACCTGGTACGATCGAATGGTTGCGGATGCCTGCAAGCGCTGCCCTCATTGCTGCACAACAGACGGAGAGACCCGTACAGACGCCGACGTAATCAAGCTATGCCAGGTAGTGGAAAACCACTATGAAGATTGTGAGCTGGCACTATCACGAAAAAAGGCCCAGTGAATCGCCCCGTCAGATTCGATGCTGGCGAAATATGCGTTCTCTGGTGCCGTTTGGTCGATCGCGTCGTATAGCTCAAGTATCAGATCAATTCGGATCGATTTTGCACTACGTAGTTCGCTGTCTTGTTTGGCTATGTGGCAATCTTGAATCGCTCTAAGATAGTGCCTGGCAATTTTTGCGGCTGCTGGTTTATCTCTTTTAACGAGCAAAGAAAATAGCTCTGGTATTATGAAGTTGTGCTCGGCTGTGCCTGAAATCTCATACACGTGTTAGGCCTCAAGAAAAACGGGCCTCCAGGTCTTCCCGCTTTTAACCTAGAGGCCCGCGCCGGCATTGGGTGGAAGAGTCCGCCGGCCTTTTATTTTCTGCGATCGATCGTATGCGATCAAGCCGTAAAGCGATTTCGAAACCAATAGATTCGATCTTCTTGGTTAAAAGGTAGGCCAGTTTTGGCACATAGTGAGCCATCACGATACCCGGCGTATGATTGCTCTCCATGGAAGACAATCAACATGCTGCCGATAGGGTTAGCCGGTAGCGCTTCACCTGTAATGGGCGATATGAACGAAATCCGACTACGGTAAAACCATATTTCTTGCGCCCTACTCCTGGCTAGATGCGACCACGGCACACACATTGAAGAAGGCACTAGACAGGCCACTAGGCGCCCGTTTTCCCTGCTCTCTTGCTCTGCCCTCGCAATGAAGTGTTTAGTCTGGCTATAGGGCGGATTCATCCATACGCGAGCGCCTAGACGATCCCAGCTACATGTGAGTGAGTCGTCCGCCTCTGACAGCCAGGCCGGCGCAACCGAATTTGTAGCGCTCGCCGCCGCATCGCCTGTGAACTTAAACCGCTGCATGAGGGGAACCATTATCCACGGCGGGGTCTGCCAGTCGTCGCGACTGCCGTTAGTCTTTTTTCGGTGTGGACCCATGGAACCTTTCAAAGCTCAAGACGGGCGCCACACATGCAGCCAAGACGGACACCCCGCCCACGATACCCAGCACGGCCAAGTCTTCTAACCGTGAGCTTTCCAGCTCGCACTCTGTTGGTTTTCGGTTCATGGCGCTTTTAATCGCTGTGAGTACGCCCGGCATCATGCGGACACACGCCAAACAAAACGCTTCCAAGCGCTTGCCCTATGTAGCTTGTCAAAGACTTGCATTGTACGCTCACAGTCGACTAGTGCCCCGTGTGCCCCCTCATTCGAAATCTTCAAGACGTCGCATATCCTAGCCAATGATAGCGATGAGCCACACGGGTCTTGTAGGTGCTCATAGGCGAGCGTCATCGTGTCGATCGTGTGATGAAAGCCCCGCCCAGTTCCGGTTTCCTTTTTCATGTTGCGATCGATGAAATCTAGATCGAATCTAACATTATGCCCGCAGAGCACCGCCCCCCGCATGAGTACCCGCATCTCTTCAAGTGCCTCACTTAGGGGGATAGCGTCTGCCCACTTGTCAGCAGAATAGCCTATGATTTCTAGGGCCTTTTTGTCAGCCTTATGGATGGCTCTTGGGGTTATCTTTCGCGACCATCGCTTGACCTCTTTCCCGTCGCGCCGAATGCACGCCAGCTCTAAAATCTCGTGCTTCCATGGCCACAATCCAGAGGTCTCAATATCTATGAACGCTATAGGCTTATCTGCTACTCTCATCAACTGCCTAACAGGTCCATTTGACGCTCTAGAGCTGAGGCCACATAAACAGCCGCTTTAGCGTTGCCTTGTGTTCGTCGCCTGTTGCCGGTCTTGATGATTCGGCCTGCCTTTTCCAGCTCGTTTCGTCGCGGGTTGACTGTCGAGTATCGAATACCTGTACCCACGTGTATCTCGTAATCGGTCGCGCCTCTCATGCCCTGGTTTACGATGTATTCCATCACCCGCTCTCTCAGAGTAGGCGCCTTTTTCTTGATGAGCCTGGCTGCTTCGTATGACGTCTCTGAGCCCCACTGATAAGGGATTCCTATCGGTTGCTTGTTCATATCGACGATATTGACGACCCCGCGCAACCCCAAGCTGAAGTCGTCGAGCTTCGCACCATGGGAGATTACGACTTGATAAGCAGTCGCCGGATTTGCGGCTAGTTTGTCGGCCACCTCATCAGACGCGCTAACAACTGCGATCGGAGTCGATTCAAACGGCAAGTTGTGAAGGCCTTGAACCTCGACCCTCACCGCTTCGATGCATGCCCCAGAGTATAGACTCTTGGCAACCATCGACACCTTGGTTCCAACCATTTGCCGGTCTGCCTCGGTAGGCTGGGTCTTGATCACAACGTAATCGCAATAAAAGTTATCCAGGCACCCTCCCAGCTTCCACGCAACCGTTGTCTCTAGCTGCCCTCTTGATGTCCGGTCTAGCTCAACCACTAATGCTTTCATTCTCTACCCTTTCACTTGATTAACCAGCTCCGACACTGGTTTGTTTTTCTCTGCCCACAACGGCAGAAATTCATTCAAAAATGTTTGCCACCGCATGAACACATACGGCGGGTTTCGGTCGTCTCTGATTACGGCCATTGGTATTCGGCCTGGTTTGGCGTCTGCCTCGGCCTGAGCGAGCGCCGCACGCGGATTGGGCTTCTTGCCGGTCTTGACTTCCACGTGTAGGCGCCCCGCTCCCTCTATATCTGCAGCATCGCCCCCGGTACGGTTTTGTATGCCCCGCCTCACCTCGTAGCCCTCCATTGCTTTGGATAGCTCTTTGGCTGTCTGTCTTTCGCCTCTTGCGCCCTTATTACGCGACCGGGCGCCGCTCATGCTGAGACCTCTATACTGTCTTGCATCACCTGTATCCGGCGCGATATGACAACGGGGTCTGTCGGAACCATTCGACCTAACAGCCCGTATTGTAGCTTTAGCCCATCCTCTACTTCCGCGATGCGGCCCTCTCTCTTTAGTTCTTTGATTGCCTCTACGAGTCGAGCCCTTGAGCGCTCTCCAACCATCTTGGCCAAGACGGTCGACGACGGAAATATGCCGTACCTCACATAATGCGAGACTAGGACTTGATATACTTTCTCAGTCATTACATGGCCTCCCTACGGTAGGGTGCATACGTCTCGTGGTATTCTTTGAATCGTGATTCCTCACCGCAGAATCTGAGCTTGATTGTGCCCTTGGTCTCCATGCGAAACTTAGCCAAAATCAACTCCGCCTCTGTTGGGTCTGCCGATGGGGTGTACTCCGACTCACGGTATAGAAACATAATCACGTCCGCGTCTTGCTCAATGCTCCCTGAGTCACGTAAATCAGACATATACGGGCGCTTGTTTTCGCGCTGCTCCACTTTTCGGTTGAGTTGTGCGAGCGCTATCACGGGAATGCCTAGCTCGATCGCGAGTAGCTTTAATCCTCGCGACACCTTCCCAACCTCTACCGCTCTGGTCTCGTTGTCGTCTGTCGTCATCAACTGCAGATAGTCAACGACCACCATCCCAAGTTCACCGCCCGCCGCTATCTCTTGCCGGGCTCGAGCTGCGATACCCTCAACCGTGATATTCGCCTGCTGAATAAACTTGAGCTTCAAATCCTTTGAGGAGTTCGCCGCATGAACTGCCCGCTCGATAGTTTGCGGGTCAGCCTTGCCACGCCTCAACCCCTTGGTATCGAGTCGCGCTAGTTGTGATATGAGCTTGCTTCCAACCTGGTGTTTACCCATCTCCAGCGAAATAAATAATACGGTTTTCGTCTTTGCTACTTCCTCAGCCACGTTCATCGCAAAAGTCGTCTTTCCCATGCCTGGGCGCCCGGCCACAATGTACAGCTCGTTCTCTTTGAACCCTCCAAGCGCCTCATCAACTGAAGGAATGCCACACTCAAGGCCCAGCGACTCACCTTCGAACGCCCGCCTGAATTGCTCAATCGCTGCGCTCGCTGCCTCGAATGCTGTATACGATGAGCCGCTTGTTCCCTGTGTAGCCATCGCCGCATTGACTAAGGCCATCACGCGGTTCTGCGCCTCCTCTGGATAGTCTAAGCTAGCGACATCGACACAAACCTTAGCCGCTGTGAGCGCTGTACTCATCGCGTCTAACCTGTGAGCGTTGAGCACTCGATTTGCGTACATCTCCCAATTGAACGGGTCTCCTTTGACATCCAACGAGAAAACGTAATCAACCAAGGTTTTGTCTTCCTCAGTCAACATGGTGCTGAGGATGCTATGAGCATCGACATGCTCACCACGAACCCTCAAAGCTTGTGCCGTTGAATAAATCTCTTGGTTTCTTTTGGTTTTGAAATGGCTCGGCTTGAGGATGCTCGCGACACCATCACACACACTTGGGTCGCATATCATCGAACCGAGTACGATCTGCTCTTGAAGACTTCGATCCATCATTCGAACTCCTTCATAGCCTTCTCGAATATTTTTCGAGCCTCCTCCCTGTCAACACTTGGAGCAGACGCCAGCACAAACGGCGAATCGTACGGCCTCGATTGCTCCTGCGTTTTTTGGTTTTGACGGGCGATGATTTTCTGACAGAACCCGTATAGCTGTGCAGCGTTAGGCATTCTACGCGAACCATTTGCCATGGCTATTTCGTCGATTGCTTCAAAAACCACCTGTTTGCTGTAGCGCTCCTCGGCTCTTGCTAGGACATTGGCTACACCGGTCGGGACCATGAATCCACGAAGCGGAAACACCGAAAGAAAGTAATCGATGACAGAGGATGAAGAAGAGGAAGATTGAGCCGCGATGAGCCCTGGCTCCCTCGCGCGCGGGTTAATATAATTCTTCTCCCTTACGTTAGTAAGGGGGAAGGACAAGACCCGAGAATCCGGGGTGTTTTTGTCAACATTGGCAACATTTTGGATGCCCTCATTGTCAACATTATTTGGAACCTCTTGATATTGTTCGCTTTTTTCTGACATGTCAACATTGTCAACATTGTCAACATTATCTGTAAACTCTTGATTTTCTTCACTTTTTCTAGACAGCAGAAATTGGCGACCGTTCGTCGAGGTCTCGACTATCAAATCGGCTCTTTTCGCCTCCTCAATCCACCGGATATATGTTCGCTTAGATACGCCGATACACGCCGCCGCCGCCTCTTGTGTGATACGTATCCAGCCGCTCTCATCGGCCAGCGAGCGAATTAACTCTTCCCTTCTCTTATTCATGATTTCCCTCTCAGCTCCGTCTAAGACTCCGACATCAAAGACGATCAAAAATAACTACTGAACAAACCGCTGTCAAAAACTGACAGTAGTCCTACCTTTTATTGACGACCCACTTGAAAAACCTAAAAACATAGTTCAATACTGCTTTTAGGGTCGCCCCAAAAATAAACGCAACATAAGCCCGTTTTGGCCGATAGGCATTACAGGCAGTTAACGAAAACAATTTTTGATCGAATTCGATCAAATTGCAAAGGTAAAAGACAATTTTGTCAACGGCGAGAAGATGAGACAAGAACCTGATAGAAAAATGAAAGGTTTACGAGACGCGCTATTGCTCGTCGTCCGCGTCGAGATAGCGCCGCCTGGCTATTTCTTCAGTCGTTTCGAGGTTGGTCTTAGCATGGTCGGCAATGTCGGCCCGGTTTGCATATACAGCTTTCGCAAGTCGCTGCAATTCGCGCACCTCGCCTATCACTGCCTCAGTTTTTCGCAACAGAAGATTGTAGTTTTCGTCCGGGCTCAATGGATAGGTCGAAACCATATTCGGCTGCAGGTCGAAAATGGTAATCTGAAGCGCTTGTGCTATTTCGATGAGGTGCTCTGCTTTAGGCGACGCATTCCCCAGCTCATACTTGGACACCTGTCCTCGTGTGGCGCTGGTCCTATCAGCAAGGGCTTGCTGGCTGAGGCCTCGCTTTCGCCTCCACTTGTAGATTGCAGCCCCTACAGCAGAATGCCATGCAGCATTGTCCTCTGGTTTTTTGAAGCCCCTAAATTCAAACCTCTTGTTGCCCATCGTACTAACCCTTTCAAGCGCCGTCGCAGTACGATCGCATATTGGGAAGGCGACCACAACGGGATAGAAACTTCAAACACATTAAAACAAAAGGACTTTTAATGATTCATGAACCATTAGACGCCCCACTCAAAAACGAGCTAGCCATGCATGAAGCAGCTAACTCTCCATTTTTTAAGCCGTTTTGGCTTCGTGCCGGAGCACATTGTCACACACGGCGTTTAGAGCTGGGGATTCCTCGCGATAAATTTTGTGAGGAGCTAGAGCAAAACCAGGGGGTCGAACGGTTTGACGCTCACTCGTTAGAAGCGTTTGAGCGGTTCGGGTACGACGTCGGAACCTACCTCCTTTTTGCAATCTGCGAGGCGCTAAGCCTTGAGCCTGTAGACGTGGCAAAAGGTGGTTGTTTCTGATGGATGACTTAGTCGGCCAATGGTTGAAAAAACATGGCCGGCTGTTTGCGGGGGGAGTACCGAAGACCATCAAGGACGCTAAGAAGCGTTTCAAGTGTACTCGACTAGCCGGTGATTGTGTTTTGAGCGGTGATAATTGTGCGTCGAGACACGTGTTCGCGATAGCGAGAAGTCAGCAAAAAACAAACGCAGCTGATAGCCCCATCTATTGGGCGCACCGCGATGATAGCGCTTGTGTTGACTGCCCTATGGGCGCTGCCCGTGCAGAGCTATTAGAAAAAGAGCCTACCGACTGGCGTAAGGCCTACAGGATATACAAGCGAAAGCGCAACCTGGCGAGCATTCGATGGTCTAAGGAAGCTGCGAAGAATGGTAAAGATGAAATCGAACAAATAGAAGAGAGGGAAGAAGATGACAGACTACGCAAAGATTCAATTGACTGGCCGGTTAACGCAAGACCCAGAACCAAAGACTGGGAGTGAAAAACCACTAACCCGGATGCGTCTAGCCGTTAACAAGAAAAGACGAGACGAAGAGACTACAAGCTTTTTCACAGTCTTTTGTTACGGGCGCACGGCTGAAAACTGCGCGAAATACCTAGCCAAGGGCAGCAAGGTTTTAGTCAATGGTGAACCGGACCAAAGAATATATAAGGATCGAGACGGTAATCCCCAACTAGACTTGACGGTATCGGCTGACAACGTAGTGTTTTTGAGTAGCCCAGCCGAGCGACAACCACAACAAGGGCAGCCCCAACAAAGACAAGGCGAGCGCTCTTGGGGTGAGCCTCAGCCAGCTCAAACTAATAACAACCGTGGATGGTCGGGCAATGGATCGGACCCGATACCGTTTTAAAATGCTGACGGATGCTGAGCTATGCGATGCCCTAAAATTCGGGCCTCGTACACTACGCCGACTCGTTAACGAATCCGAGGCGCTGGGCATAAAGCTGCCTAGTTTAGGCCGTGGAAAGTTGCGAAGATGGCCAAGAGATACGATGATCGTAATGAGTTGGATTGAGGGGGTCTCAAGTTGTCGGCGTGGCTCACAGAACAAAACGGGAAGATCATCGTACGATGGAAGTTCAACGGCAAATATGGGCAGCGAAAGGCGCCGGACAAACGCACCGCGAAGCGACTCATTCAAGAAATCGAAACGTGTCACGCACTCGGCTACCATTGGAGACCCGACGCTTCACATAGTGAAAAATTGCCGACCCTGGGAGAAGTAATTGAAGCATTTCTCACCAGCCTAGCCCGCACAAAAGCCGAGAAAACCGTCCGAAACCGTAAGACTGCCCTCATCTCTTTCATTCAGTTTCTTAGGGCGTCCAAGAGTCGAGGCAAGCTCACCCCTGATATGGTAGATGAAATCGCCATAGAGCGCTTTCACGACGTGCTCATTGATGAAAACCTATCAGCTACTACTGCCCGCCAATACGCAACGTCTGTGAGCCTGTTTTGGGAATGGGCAGAGCGTAGCCGTGAGTACGGCGACCTATTCGAACGCTACAGAAAACCAGAGCTTCCACACTCCCCGCCTCCCCGCTTGGCTAGAGCACCAACATGGGCAGAGATTGACGACGTGATAACCACTCAACGCGACAGCGAGCCCCGGCGCCTAATGGTCGTACTGCGCTACACCGGATTGAGAGTAACGCAGGCCGGGCGCCTAACTTGGGATGATTTCGATCTTGATGGTGCCCGTATGCGGATACGTCCAAAGCTCGGCAAGTCAGCTCTTGAAAAACGAGGCCGTATTATTCCTATCACGCCTCACCTGGTAGCTGAGCTTGCTGGCTGGGGTAGACGTGCGGGTGATTTGTTCCCCCGAGGTCATCGCGAAGAATCGCTACATCTCGAAAGCTTGAGACGTAAGGCCGCAAGAGCCTGGAAGCGTAGCGAGGCAGACCCAGCACTCTATGAGGGGCAGACTAGCCACTTGTATAGAAAGGCCTTTACGTCTGAGCTTATACGTCGAGGAGCTGATAGATGGGCGGTAGAGCTTTTGCTGGGTCGCACGACTGGCTTAGGTGGCGACATCTACACTGATCCTGCTTTTGTGTTCGATCGAATGGTGCAAGCTTGTGCACTCATCTCAAAGGTGGGCGACGACGTAAGCACCCACATACATCAGGCTCTTAGGTGGTAAGGTTTTAAAATGCAGACTGGGGCAAAAGTTTGGAGACCGCACCCCAATCTGCACGATCCCGGGACCAAATAGGGCCCAGACTAATGAAAGGAGCACGCGCTGTGTCTTTTGAAGCGCTAGCCTAACAAAAAACTACTAAACGCATGTCACTTAGTCAAGCTCACTTTTTCATCCCAACACCTCGCATTGGTCACCTTTAGCTACTGTTGGCTACCGTTGGCTACCTGTGGCTACCTGTGGAGGCATCTAGTGGGAGTTTTTACGGAAATAAAACTGAATAAGGAACCCTTATTCAGTTAGACCGTCACTGCTCACCCCGACACACTCCCTACAAGATAAACTTTTAAATGTACTGCAGACGCTAGCCAATATGCGACCGCAAACATAAAAAACCTTTGCGGTCGCATGCAAGCTTGTGCCCTGCGATTCTCGACGCATGAACAAAGCAAAAAACAAGTTACTTAAAAATCTAACCTTATCTGGTGACTGTGTACTATACTCTGGTAGTGGCACTGGGAAAGGTGGTTACGGTCGAATAACATGGTCTGACAATGGGCAACGGTTCACCGTATCGGCACACCGGCTAGCCTACACCCTACACCATGGCCCCATTGCGCCTGGTATGGTCATCCGTCACACGTGCCACAACCCGAGATGCGTCAACCCCGACCATCTGATACAAGGCACCCACGCACAAAACAGTCGCGATATGGTCAATGCTGGCCGGTCTCTTAAACGGTACGGCTCAAAGAATCCTAACGCCCGATTGACAGACCAGCAACGCGACGACATCAAAACCCAACGACAAGAGGGCGCAACGCTTAAATTCTTGGCTGGGAAGTATGGCGTACACCTCTCTACAATCTGGCACGTATGCAGACCGCCAAAAAAGGACAAACCATAACACCCATACAACACCCAAAAAAACACCTATACAACACCAACCACGGTCCGCGAAAGTCCGCGACAGTCCGCGATATTCCGCAAAAGTCCAATAGATTAAGGGAGATACGGTGGTGGGCGATACTGGATTTGAACCAGTGACTTCTACCGTGTGAAGGTAGCACTATCGACACAAGTATATGTAATTAATAGGTATTATCAAACACAAGAAACATGGAAACACCTATACAACACCTTTCAGTGCTGAATCATTGGATTCGGTGCAACACGATCGGACCCGCATCGCTT